CACGAGCGGTTCTTCGAGCGAAGCGTGGTATCGAATGCTCGAACAATGCGTTTATCTCTGTTCCCGGAAAAGGGGTACGTAACGTATCTGCGGTGAAAGGCTGATGTATGGCCACACCGAAACTCTTCTGTCGAAACTAGACGGCGTCGTAAAATCTGCGAACGGATGGGAAGCACGATGCCCATGCCGTCAAGATGACCGCAACCCATCACTTTCCGTTAAAGAAAATTCCGATGGAAAAATCGTCATGTTCTGTCACAGGAACAACGGATGTGGTGCCGCTGAAATCTGCTCGGCTATCGGTTTGCAACTTTCAGATTTAATGCCACCATCTGACAAGACGCAAACTGCATCAATCGATTATCCAAAACAGGAACGTCCAAAACTCAAGTTCGTCGCAAAATACGAATACCGCGACGCCGACGGAACCCTGCTTTTTGAGAAAGTTCGATACACCGAACCCGATGGCAAAAAGACTTTCCGCCAACGCAAGCCCGACGGATCTGGGGGCTGGACATACAGCCTTGGAGACACCCCAAAGGTGTTATATAACCTGCCCGCCGTCTTAGAGGCAAAAGCAAACGGAGAACCAATCTTTCTCGTGGAAGGAGAGAAAGATGCAGACGCTCTCATCTCAATGGGTGCTTGTGCCACAACTATGCCCGGAGGGGCAGGTAAATGGCTCGACATACACACTGAGGCTCTCGCTGGAGCAATCGTGGACGTTATCGTCGACAACGACGAGCCCGGACGCCGACATGCACACCTTGTCGCAGGCATCCTCACTCAAGCCGGTTCGGACGTAGCGATTTGGCGAAGCCAAACTCAAAAAGACATTTACGACCACCTGCAAGCGGGTGGGTCAACCACCGACCTCGAACAGATCCCATACGAAACCCTGATCTCTGAGTTTGCTGGCCAAACAATCGAGCCAGAAGAACAGGAAGAAGACGGTGACGAGCCAGAACTTGTCGAGCACACTCCGCAAGAAAAAGCAATCCTCGACATCGCCCATCTGCTCACGTCAGATAAAAACCCAAAACACATTCTTCTAAAAATCGCTGACATCGCCTTATCACAAGGCCAAGAGTTCTCGCAGCCAGATCCGGGCCGACTGGTGAACTGGGATGACTTCGTCATGGAGGAAACTGACGATTCGTATGAATGGCTCCTACCCGGACTATTGGAAAAACAAGAACGAGTAATGGTCGTAGCCGCTGAAGGTGTTGGCAAAACCATGCTTGCCCGTCAAGTGGCGATCTGCTCAGGATACGGAGTTCACCCATTCACTTTTCAACGCATGCCACGTGTACGCACGCTCACCGTTGACCTAGAGAACCCTGAGCGAATCATCAAACGAACGTCCGACAAAATCGTCGGAGCAGCAAAGTCAATGGGTTACGAACGCAAAGGTGACAACCATCTTGTTATCAAGCCGGACGGCCTGAACCTGCTATCGGTGCAAGACCGAATGATCTTGGAACAACACATCGAGGCAGTCGAGCCAGAAATCCTAGTAATGGGACCCCTCTACAAAGCATTTCTCGACCCCGGTACTAAAACTTCTGAAGCGGTTGCAATCGAAGTCGCAAAATATCTCGACCGCATACGGTCAACCTACAACTGTGCGCTCTGGTTGGAACACCACGCTCCACTTGGAGCATCACAAACCTCTCGCGAGTTACGTCCGTTTGGATCCGCTGTCTGGTCACGTTGGCCAGAGTTTGGACTCGCGTTACAGCCAGACCCCGTTCGCCCTCACGATTTTGTTTACGACGTAAATCATTTCCGTGGTGCTCGAGACCTTCGCGCATGGCCCACGCAAATGACACGCGGCAAGAAGTTTCCGTTCGAAGTATTGGAGTTTATGAAAGTATGAAACTGGTTGATCTACACCCGTGGGAGTATGACCATGCGCTGAGTGTTGCTGCTCGCCGGTGTGCTGCCAACTGGGGTAAACAAGATGCTCCGCATTACCACCGCAAGAACATGGAGGACGACCGGACTGCTCAAGCAGCGGCTTGCGTCTGCGAGTTGGCTGTCGCAAAAGCAACGAACCGCTATTGGTCTGGACATGTTTGGCACAAGAGCGAACATCACTTGTATCGGGATCTCGCCGATGTAGGTGAAAACATTGAAGTCCGACGTATCCGCACCCGCATGTCTGCCGCTGTAAGGCGACACCAGTTGGGAAAAGGTTTAGTATTATTTGTAGCAAGGCCTGTATTGCCAGAAATGACACAAGTCGAAATATTTGGCTGGAAAAAATATGACGAGGCATGGGAAATCGGCGAACCGGCCTCATATGACCCCGACAACACCCGCGTAATCGGAGTTGAACATTTGGAACAATTATGAGCGACGACAGTGGAAAAGCCCTATCACGAGAATTCTTAGCCGAACGTGACCTGCGCATCTTCAAAATGAGGCAGGCCGGCGTGACGACAACTGAAATTGCGCGACGCTTCAATGTCAGCACATCAGTTGTGTCGAAAGCGGTCGGTCGTCAACTCGAAAAAATGAACCGGGAAGCCATGATGGCTTACCCTGAAGTTTTGCGAATGGAACTGGAACGCTTAGATGCGCTACAAGCCGCAATATGGCCGATGACACAACATCGACGAGTGACCCTTGACGATGGGCAAGAAGTTTCAGTTGAACCTGACATGAAAGCAATTCAGCAGGTGCTGAGCATCATGGATCGTCGCTCAAAACTTCTTGGAATGGACCAGAACAACCTCACCGTTCAAATGGACATTTCCACAGACACCGCGACCCCGATCCGAGTTTCCATGGCAAGCGAAACCGACACGGGTGCCGCACCAGTCGACGCATTTGACCCTAAAGAAGAAGCCCGCCAACTACTAGAACTCATGGGCAGATCCGGCGTCCTCCCAGACGCAGAAGTGCAGCAAATGTTAGGAACAGGGACAGAAGAGGAACAAGACATCGAGGAAGCCGAGATCGTCGAAGTTATCCGAGATGTTGAAGTGCTAGAAAATTACAGAGGCAACGATGAGTCAGATTGACGGACTAGAACAACTTTACATTTTCCCGAACTTCCTAGACGAGGACGAAATCAACCTCTGGAACAATCGGCTCCGCGCAGAAACATTCTGGAAAGAAATTCCAGCGAGTGACCACGAACACTCAACTCAAAGAAACCACATTTCCATCGACGGCGACAATATGCGCAACGACCTTTCATTGCTTCAAGACAATGAGGTCCTAGTATCAAAAATCAACGCCAAGGTCGAACAAATTTTTGGAGAACATTTTCTCACGCCCACAACCCTTTACTATCGGAAGTGGGTTGCCGGAATGACACAAGGGCTGCACCATGACGCATGCTACGAGTATGGGGCAGGTCTAGATTGGCGCACAAACAGCGAAGCAAAAGAATCGGCTTTCCCTATTGCTTTTCACGACGTAGCAACCGTCCTCTACTACAACGACGATTTTGAAGGCGGAGAAATCTTTTTCCACCGGCCAAATATCTCATTGAAGCCGGAACGCGGAATGCTCATCATGATGCCATGCACCGACAGATACATTCATGGAGTAAATGAGATCACCTCTGGCGAACGATACATTTCCGCCCACTTCTGGACACGTGCAAAAACGATCGCAATGTGTCTGGGTCACGATAAAACCCGCATAAATGAATGGATATACAAGTACTCCGACTGTGATAAGGTTGACCGCCTACTCAGTGACATGCGGCGACACTAGAAAGATGTAGTATCTAGACATGAGCGAAGAATCAACAGAAATTGAAATCACCTCCATCGAGGATCTGCCCTCAGTCGACTCCGAACAGTTGGCCGAAGTCACCTCATCTCCATCGCATTTCCAATCCGTCCTACTAACCACGAACGAGTGGGGAACATTTGAAGTTCGATGGAACGGCACCACTTTCATCCTCCTTAAGGGCATTGCAACACACACCTCTGAAGGAAAACCTCCAATTGTTTCGTACGAGGTTCTCGGACATCAAAACCCCGATGAGGAAGTGGACTATCCGTTCCCGCTTGACCTTTCAGTTCTCGAGCGAATCGGTCGCGTCCTCATCCACACCGTCAATACCGCTGCAAGCGAGGACGACGAGTAAACTGCCAGTGTGCGCATCCTAGGGATTAACGACTCAAGCCACGACGCAGCAGTAAGTGTAATTGACAACGGAGAAATCGTTTTTGCGGCGCACAGCGAACGCTACAACAAACAAAAAAACACTTACGCAATTTCTGACGACCTGATTGAAGAGGTCATGTCGGATCCGCCCGACTTGATTGCTTACTTTGAGAAACGTCCATTTAAGCGGGCTCGCAGATTTAGACACGGAGGCATCAACGGTGCCTACCAAAACCTATACAAAAAACTGCATAAATATCAATGGCCAAAAGAGGTGCAGGTCTCACACCACTACAGTCATGCAGCCGCCGGATATTTCACGTCGACATTTGCGGAAGCAACAGTAGTTGTACTAGATGCCATCGGCGAATTTGAAACCGCAACGATTTGGGACGCCAGCGGAAACAATATCCGCAAACGAGAATCGCTACGGTACCCGATTTCATTCGGATTGTTCTACAGCGCATTCACCGATCTAGTCGGGCTAAAACCCGGCTTTGACGAATACGTACTTATGGGAATGGCCGCCTACGGAGACCCATCCCGATACGCGGCCGAGATCAACAAAATGTTCCCAAAGTGGAACAGCCAGACACAGAACTTCCACCACGGAGTCAACTGGCCGCACCCAATCATCTGCGAACAAGACAAATACGATATAGCAGCAGCAGTTCAACTCATATATCAAAATCGTTTAATTGACCTGATGCGCTATGTGCGGCGCGACTCACCCACACAAAACCTTGTTTTCATGGGCGGCTGCGCACTCAACTGTTCAGCCAACACGAAACTTCTTGACATCTGGGACGAAGTTTGGATAATGCCGAATCCCGGCGACGCCGGCTCAAGCCTCGGTGCCGCACTAGCAATCTACGGATCACACATCGAATGGCGCGGCCCATACCTCGGTCACGACATCGGCGGCGACTTTTACCCATCCGAAGACATCATCGACGTACTGCTACGAGACAAAATTGTTGCAGTCGCAAACGGAAGAGCCGAATTCGGTCCGCGAGCATTGGGGAACCGTAGCCTTTTGGCTGATCCCCGACCAGCCGACATGAAAGATCGCGTGAACCAAGTTAAAAAACGGGAACCTTTCCGTCCATTCGCACCAATCATTATGGAAGATCACGTGTCCGAATGGTTCGAAATTGACCGCCCCGTCCCATACATGCAATTTGCCGTAAAAGCGCGCTTTCCAGAACTCATGCCGGCCGTAGTGCACCACGACGGAACATCACGAATCCAAACCGTGAACGAATATCAACACCCCGGCCTCTACGACGTTTTATCAATGTGGTATCACCAAACCGGGATGCCAGTTCTATTAAATACCAGTCTCAATGTTCGTGACCAGCCTATGCTCAACGACGAACTCGATGCCCTAGTATGGCAAGAAATGAACCCACAAGTAAAACTTGTAACGTGAGGAAATACGATGGCACCAAAACACTTTGCCGACAACTGGATCGCTGACTGGTCGCAAAATGACGCAGATCGAATCAAACGAGAGCAACGTTTTGCTCACTTCCGCGCACACACCCACATCCACGGTCTTCCAAAATTTTCGAAGTTGACCAAACCTGACAAACAGTATTGGGCGGCCCTCACATACAAAGACGTAGCAGAAATTTCTCGAAATCAAGAGATTTTCTGTGCAAGCGAAGGGTATCTGATTACAGATTTGCCGCGTGACATTTTCGAATATTTTGGTTCCCTACTGGCGCTCGACAATCCTCGACATAACGAAGTTCGGTCAATCGTTCAGCGAGCATTTGGGGCATCAAACGTAGCCAAACTAACCACGATGATCGAACAAGTCACAGCGGATATTGTCGACGATGTAATCGAGAAACACCCTGAGCGAAAGTGCGACATTCACACTGAACTCTCAGCGCGACTACCAACTGAAATCACCGCAATCATGATGGGTGTGGCTGACGACGACAAAAAATGGATGTACGACCGTGTTCGTGAAATCACTGGCAACAGTGATCCCGAATATCACGGTGGAGAGCGCTCAGACACATTTCTTAATGCTTGCATCGCAATTACCGAATACGCACACAAACTGGCCGCAGAACGCCGTGTGGAACCCAAAGACGACGTCACAAGCCTTCTTTGCAACGCAAAAAATGGTGGTGTTCTCGAAGATAAAGACTTCGGCTCACTATTCCTACTCCTCATCATGGGAGGAATCGAAACCACCCAGCACGTCATCTCCTACGGGATTAAAGCCTTCACCGAAAACCCCGATCAACGTGAACTTCTGTGGAATGACTTCGACAAATACTGGTATGGAACAGTAGAAGAAACCGCACGCATGCAATCCCCAGCAATGCATTTCCGACGCACCGCAACCCAAGACACCATCCTGAATGGCACCGAAATTGCCAAAGGTGAAAAAGTTGTTGCATGGTATTGCTCAGCCAACCGTGACGAAACAGTTTTCCGAAATGCTCAACGGTTCGACATCACTCGCGACTTCCATGAAACACCACACTTCGCCTATGGTGCTCCCGGAATCCATTACTGCATTGGGGCACCCATTGCTCGCGCGGAAATCAAATCGGCTTTCCAAAACATCATCGAAAAAATGCCTGACCTGCGATTCTCCGGCGAAATCGACTATGCCTACAGCAAATGGGGCAACGGAATGAAACGTATGAGCGCAGAATGGTAACACCAGTCCCAATGAACGGCGATGTTTACCTACAAAGCCTCAAAACGAACGGTGATTTTGATTACCACAAAATGCTCGCCTGCTTATGGGAAATGGACGACTATCAAAAGCAGGGGTGGTTGAATGATCACACCGTGGACACATCAGATATTGGCGTCACGTCAACTATTAGGCATGAGGTGTTCAACAACGATGACATCGGAAAAATGTTTAGATACAAAATCAACAGCGATGGTCATGTAGGAGAAGAGTTCGTTCACAACCCTGACATCATCGCAATGGGCTGCTCCGTCACTTATGGTGCGGGCATGCACACAGAATTTGCATGGCCAAACATCGTGCGTGAAGCCACCGGGAAAACGGTAAATGTGTTGGCTTTTCCCGGTGCAAGCATCATGTCGCTTACGCAGCATCTATACAGACACGTCGCACAATATGGTTGGCCAAAACAAATCATGTTCCTCATCCCCGACTTGTGGAGAACCGAACCACAAGTCCAATGTATTTCTAGGGATGGCCAATACCGAAATGTTGACGGCAAAGAAATGCGCATCAACGATAGTTTCAGTAAGAAAAATTTACGCTACAGCGCTGAACGCACACTACGACTCAGCATGCTTGCGCTGTTAAATCTACAGAACATCTGCAAAAGCCTAAATATTGATTACAAAACGTTTTCTTGGCACAGAGAAACACATTACGTTCTCAAAACATCCGAATACAGTTCATACCTATCTGCACTCGAACACTTCGTGCCACCAAACAGCGATGCTCCCGGTCAAAAATGGGGTGTACCCATCGAAATGTTCCACACCGGAACCGACATGTGCCCCTGCGGACTACAACCCGGAACACCAACACAACAAGACATGTGGAACATAGCGCTTGACATCGGCGAACACCCCGGAATGCACCTCAACATTCACTTCGCCGAAATTTTCATCAACGCTCAAATCGAACAAAACGTCATCGACAAAATCAAACCATTCCACAACCTGTACACGCCACAAGGCGTAGACGCGATCAAACGTCTACGGACAAAAAATCATTCGTCTCGTGAATTCATGCGAGCAATCAAAAAAGAGAACGGAGAATGGATCACAGATGAATACGCAGATCCTGTACCTCAGAATTAAAATCAAAAAAATCGTATACAAGATTCGTAACTGGAAAAATCGCAAAAAGCCAAAGACCTATATTTACTAACCATGAAACACCAAGACAACAATGGGGACCAATTCTTAGAGTTCTTCCCCAACATGCATCACCTGTTAAATCTAGGCGACAACGAACCGCGCAAACCCTTCGTTGAGAACCCCGACATCGTCGCCGTCGGATGTTCCAACACTTGGGGTGTAGGCGTTGACGACCACGAAGTCTGGCCGGAAGTGCTCGCGCAACACCTCGGCATGACAGTCAACGTAGTTGCCGAACCCGGACGCGACATCGGCACCCTCGTCCCACGAATCTTCAACCACATCGAACAATGGGGAAAACCAACATACATATGCTGCCTGTGGCCCGAAATTTGGCGAGCACACGTCAACGTTTGGAAAACCCCACACAATCCGTGGATCGGCTCAACACGCTTCAACCAAACCCTTGCAGACAATTCAGAACTCGACACCGTCAACCTGTCAATCCACTACTCAGGTGACCCAACCCATTACGTCGTAGGTCAAACACCATACATGCATGTATCAAACGAAGGATGGCGCGACGAGCGGCCAAAACCGTATCGGCTATGGCCAGAACAATTCATCACACAAAACCTCGAATACATGTTCATGCTAGAAAAATTCGGAAAAATTCTCGGCATCGAGGTGTACCAAACAAGTTGGTCAGCAAGCACCAACAACACACTGAAACCAGTCCTCGAATCATTCCGTCTGCCACGCCACGAATATCGTGACACCCGACCACGCGTCGACCCACGATTCAAACCAGAACACTGCACCGACCACCAGCCACTACTACACCAGCAGGCCTACTGGGAATTCGGCAACGACGGACACCACCCCGGAATTCACGACCACATCCACATCGCCGAACACTTCGCCGGCCACATGCAACACGACCCCCTCATCAAAAACAGATAAATCTAACGGCACCAACTACAGCCAAAAACAAAACTACCCCCCCAAATAACCCCCCGGCGGACGCAAAAACACACCCCTACCCGCCAACACATCACAATTCTCCCAACGAGGCTCCGAACCCAACTCCGGATGAACCTCATGACACCACATAGACCACATCCGCCTACCCTCAGGCACAAACCCCCCATTCACCGCATGCAACCCACGATGCAAATCAACCACCAAAAAATCATCAACACACCAATCCCACCACAACTGCGAAACACCACCACCAAAACACGCCCCACGCACCACATCACGAACCAAACCCAACCACAACACATCACGCGAACACGGCACCCGACCACCAACACGCCACAACAACCCCCCATCACCCAACCACGAATCAGAAGCAACCGGCAACCTCAACACACGACGATCAGAACAAAAATGCGACTCCACCAACGGCCGCGAAAACGCCAAAAACTCAAAACCACCCTCAAACGACACCAACACCTTCTCACCACCCTCCCAAACACCAACAACCTCAAAACCAACCGCACGCGCACCCTTAAAAGGACACTGATAATCCAACTCCAACACCCACACCTCATCCAACCACGACCTCAACGAACCCGACACCAACCCCAAAACATCACACATATCCACAAACCCAGTAGAACCACCATGAGGAGCAAACAACCCAGCACCCCCACGCCCCACAAAACCCTCCATCCACCAACCCCCAACCAACTGAGGAAAACGCCACCCCTGATTCTCCAAATGCCACATCAACACCAACTCATCAACACCAACATCCCCCCGACCAGCCAAAATCCCCACATAATCCGTAAACGTCCCCCACTTCCAACCACCCTCAACACCCTCAAAACCCGGCGTCACCCCCAACAACCCACCAACCCCAAACAACACACCCGCACGACCAACCTCATCCAAACCCCAACCACGCAAACAAAACCCACCACCATCAACCAACGCAGACGCCAACACCCCAACATCCACCCCAACATCATCAAAAACCTCAAAATCAAAAGCCACAACACCAAAATACAACAACCACCCCACCCCAAAACAACACCCCAACCCCAACCCCACCGATAAATCTAACCAACCATCACCAAACCCAAAAAAATCACACACCTCCCCCCACACAGCGCGGTTGGCGCGGAAAAGTTTGCGGGACTACCCACTACGGGGTTGGCTATCGGTCTGGTGTATTCGTGGTGTATTGGTGGTGTGTGTGTTTGTCGACGTGTGGGTGTGTGGGTATGTGAGATACTTATGGGTATGAGTAATCGTGTGTCTTTGGATGATTCGTTTGGTTCGCAGGGTGTTCCCGATGTTGCTGTTGGTTCGTCTGTTGTTGGTCGTGACGTGAAGTCTGTTTCGCCTGCTTGGATCGTGTTGTCTGTTGACATGTTCTTAGATGGTGTTGGTCCTGAGTTGAAGGGGATGAACTATACGAAACCGGAGTTACGTGAACGGTTGAAGCGTCGGATTATGGCTGGTGGTAAGGGGGGTCGACCCGGACAGTGGTCGGCTCGTAAGGCGCAGTTGTTGGCGCAGGCTTATCGTAAGGCTGGTGGTGGTTATCGTGGTGGTAAGTCGAAGCGTCAGCGGTCGTTGTCGAAGTGGACTCGTGAGGATTGGACTACTTCTGATGGTAAGCCGGCGAAGCGTCGTGATCGGAAGGGTCGGTCTGTGACGACGAGGTATTTGCCGAGGGAGGCTTGGCGCCGCCTGTCCACGGGTGAACGAGAGGCGACTAATCGTAAGAAGCGGAGTGGTTCTCGTGAGGGCCGGCAGTTCGTGGCGAACACTGATCGTGCTGCTTCTGCTGGTCGTCGTGTTCGTGACAAGAATGTTGATGCTGTGTCTGGTGGTCGTCGTGAGCCGATCACTGGTGATGTGAAGCCGAGGCGTCCATCTGGCAACCATCTGTAATATCTGTTGACAGTCGTGTTATTGTTGTCGTATGAATGACGACAAGTGGACTCGTTTTGACATCAGGATGCAGAACGTATTCTTGGTGTTGGCTGGCCTTTTCACGTTCTTCCTGTTTGTGTT